AGTAGCGATATAACTTACACGGCTAATTACGATAAGCATTAGTATGATAGGAATTAATACCAGAAACTTTTCGACTTTACTCATTTATCAATCTCCTCCTGCTATATCACGATATATCAATCTTGATGTTGTCCCTGTCGCAATCCTTGATCATGTCTTTAAAAGCTCTTTCCCTTAATGCCCTTGCCTCATCATATGGACTACCCCCACACCTTCCAAGGTATGCTGCACTAATCGTTGAAGGGAGATCTTTGCAATATAAACTATGTTCTTCCGCTTTCCTTGCGTTCTCTTTTGCCTCTATTTCTATCTTTTTCTTTCTTTTCTTCTTTCTTTTACTCTTGTTTATAAACTTATTTATAGTTGGTCAGTATCATCTTTGCATTATCAGTCATTAACAAGCTCCTTCTTAATCTTAGCCCTTACCTTGCTATTCTTAGCAGCGCTCTTTTGCTCCTCATGCCTACGGTAGCACCACAATACTTCATCAATACTCTTGTGAGCATATAGCTTATCGAACCTAGCAAAGAACTCTAGCCCTTCAAAGTGTTCTAGCCCATCACGATACTTAAGCTCGTTAACTACTGCCTTATTAAGCAAGCAGCAAGCAGGGTGTTGTTCATCACCAGTACTAATATAATCTAGTCGCTCATTACCAACATTGTACTTACTGAATACAGCCGATGCATTACTTGAATCTATTTCCTTCACCATCTTTTCAACGCAATCAGGGTATAGAATATCATCCGCATCTAATCGCAGTATGTATCTACCCTTTGCTTCTTTAATTGCCCTATTGCAAGTAGCAGGTAAACCAATGTTTTTTTCGTTTACAAATACTTTAATCTTCTTTTTAACCACATCGTTTTGCTTGGTAATAAACTGCATGGCTTTTTTAATCCCATCATCATCCGAGCAATCATCCCATATGTGAAGCTCTAGATCCTGGTACGTTTGATTGATAACAGAACTGATCGCATCGACAATATATTTAGAATAATTATGATGTGTAATATAGACAGTAACGCGCGGTAACTTGTTTATATTCAACAAATACTTGTTTCTTTTAACGTAATTTATCATGTCTAAAGTACCATATCCGTGAGCTAGATTAGAGTCAACAATTCTAATTAGTGTAAGGTCTTCTGGGTAGTCTAAGGTTAACCTAAAATTACTTTGGTATGACATCTCAGGAAAGTATTCCGCATATTTTATGCCTTCCTTTTTTAGTAAGTATGAGATAAACTCAATTGGTTTATTCCCTACTTGATCTATAATATCTTTAAGCACTGATGTTCTAATTACTTCTGCTGCGATTCCTTCAGGGCACCTACTCATGTACACATAGTCTAAGTCATTGTTTAAGCACCACTGAGTTTGTTTCTTAAGTAATAGCTGGTCAATGAATATATCATCAGCAGTTACTCTAATCACATAATCCCAATTGTGTTTTTTTGCTACTGCGTAGAGTCTGTGTAGTGGTGATTCGTCCTCGCCTCTGTATATCTCTATTGGTATGTTGGTCTCTTTGATCTTACTTATGATCTTATCGTCTTTGCTTGCAGTTGGTATTGCTAGTACTGCTGGCCATCGTGAATAGTTGATTACGTGCTCAAGTAATATTTGAAGTGCAAATTTATTACCTATTCTTCTAAGTATCTTATTTGGTAGTCTTCTTGAATCCGTTCTTGCACAAATACAAATTCCTATTTTTTTATCCATTATTTATTTACCTTCCGTTTTTTATTCTTTCTAATTAATCTCAACCATTCAGCACGAGTTTTTCTAGACATCTGAAATTCTCCATTGGAAAGTCATTGCAGCTTAGAGTGCACTCTTCCTTCTACAACTTGATAACGTGATTGACATGTTGTGCATCATCCGGGAATACACACGAGTTACCATCGCAGCCCTCGCCATTGCGTTTCTCTTCCGCTACTATCCTGCATTCATTTCACCTTATACGATTGATAGCTTGTACATCGTGCACAGCTTGGCAGCTTCTCAAAATCATGCTGCCTAAGTCTATAAATTACATTGTGCCTATATACTGAGTTAATCATATTAACTATCTTTAGATTATTCACATTACCTAAGTACAGAGTTGAGCATTCTTTATAAGCTAGGCAGCACATGAAAGTTTTACCATTAACTCCAATAACTATTCGATTAGATGGTTGTTTGCAGTACTGACGTTTGATTCTTCCGTCTTTCCACAGTTCATAATATGCTAGTTGCGAGTCAGCATCGTTCCTACTCTCTACAATTCTAGGCTGAACTGGCTTGGAGTCAAACCTTCTTAGTTTCTTTTCTTTGAATAGCTTACTCATGACTAAATAAATATCAATATCACTATTTCTTTCGTTGTATGCTATTGCCTTATAGTATCTCTCTGCTATCTGATCATAAAGTGTTTTCTGGAATTTCTCATCGCTCTCGCATCCACCCTGCACTCTTCGCTGAATGTAAACCTTGGTTTGTTTAGGATCATATTTTTCTACAAGCTCGGTTAGGTTATCTAGGAGTTTGCTAAGCTTAGCTGGAGTCCGCATTACTTCGTACATCTCTGGTTTCATGGTGTCTAATGATATGCGGATCTGAGTTAAATATTTAAGTGCTTCTGTTGAGATAGGCTTAGCAGTAAGATTAGTATTAATCATTATATCAAGGTAGCCAATATCAGATGCCATTTTACAGATCTTATCTAATTTAGGATGAACGGTAGGTTCACCACGCCAGTTAAACTTAACTGATCGTATACCAGCATTATAAGCTTCCTGCATAATACGTTTAGCTTCTGAAGGCATCATTAAGTCATCGATATATTTTTCTTTGAATCCGGGTTCTTGTCTATAGCAGAAAGGGCATTTGAGATTACACGCACGTATAATCTCTAAATCTAAGTGGACGGGTTGGTCTTGAAACCAGTGGGGCTTATTGAACTTTAGTCGGTAGAGTAAGTACTTAAGTTTTTTTAACAATTCTATCTCCTCACGGAGGTACAGAGTGGCGTTTTAGAAGGGACTTAATCATCCGGCCAGGGAATCGTGTTGGAGTTGGTATTGTAATTAAGTCCCCTAAAAAGACGCTTTAACTACGTTCTGTATTTCATATAACATATATTTTTATTTCTTGTCAAGTTTTTCTTTTTCTTTTTCATTCGCTCGCTCTCCTATTCCATATTTCTAATGATTCTGCTTCGGTGTTTTGAAACCCTGTAGAACATCCGCAATGGTCGCATCTAATCCAATGATCGCCAAGGCATTCTAGCCTTTCCGCTACCAATCCACAAAAAGGGCATGGCTTAAGCTCGGGCTTTTTTACTTTTCCCTTTTTTGGAAAAATCTTATCCCATCTTTCAGGGCTTACACTACTTCCTGCAATTCCATATCTATCATCTCTCATTACACTAAGCTCCCTACTGAAATGATTTGATCTATCTCCTCTTGGTCTTCCGCGAAACTGCTAGTGTTATTTAGTTTGCTACCTTTCGGATAATGATTGCACTCTGATATATAGCCATAGTGATCATAGCTAGCATAATATTGTTCTTTGTCAATTTCCATCCCACAAAACTCACACACTATTTTTTCCATCTAGTTTCCTCTTCTCTCTTTCTCACTCATCTACTTCCTCCAGTTTTATAACCTCTATTTGATTCAACCCTTCGCTTAAAACTATATAGCAGTCAATTATCTCTTTATCTTCAGCCTTTAGTATCTTGAACATAGTGTATTTTTTCTTCTCTACCACCTCGTTAGTGAAGTAAGTAACCTTACCGTCTTCATTCGCTACGTTAACTTGATAATTGTACACTTCCTCTGCATTAGACCTATTAACCCATAAAAGTATTAGCATGAAAAATAAACAAATCGCACAAATTAAAATAACCCTATTGTATAGATTCATTTCAAATCCTCCTTTTAGCCATTGCCATAACCATCGCCATTGTCATTGCCATCGCCATAGCCATTGCCATTGCCATTGCCATTGCCATAGCCATAGCCATTGCCATTGCCATTGCCATTGCCATTGCCATTGCCATAGCCATCGCCATTGCCATTGCCAGTACCATTGCCATTGCCAGTACCATTGCCATTGCCAGTACCATTGCCATTGCCATAGCCATAGCCATAGCCATAGCTTGTTAAACTTTCATCAAAATTTATAGTACGCTTTCCCACGGTTCCCCCTTACAGGCTATCATAGCCACAACAGTTAAATAGTCAAACTCTACCACGCCATATGTTTTATCTAATTTGGTGCTACTGGTAGGCCCTCCTAGAGCTATTTCTCCTAATCCATTGGTCGTTCCCCAGGATCTTATAACACTAGCATTGTGCAATTTGCAATCACTTCCTTCACGTTCAAACCTCCCAACCATTGACCAGCCCCTTTGCAATATTACAATCTTAATATCCCCTTTTATCTCTTTCACTGTGTCTTTCGGTACATATGTTTTCCCTTCAATTACAACACTACTTACGTCTAGTTTGTTCATTTTCCCACCCCTTTTATTTAATTATCGTGCATTTTTTTACGCTATAATATAACTAGTAATGTACAGCGAAAATATAAAAAACCCAAAGCTAAAACATAGCACTAGCGCTGCTTTAAGTGGATTCATTGCTCAGCTCCTTTAGTTTGATTAACTAATCGATATAGAATTATCTCTCGCCGAGCAATCTCTACTAGCCACTCCTTCGCTTTTAAGCTCTTCACAAGTTGAATATGTAGAATCTATCCATGGCTCCATATACCCTTCATCCCCAGAATTCTCTTGAGCTATTTCTCTAGCTCTTTTTTCGTTCTCCGCCATTATTATAAATCCGTAACAACGACCATCCGAGTCTTCCCACGGATTATGGTCTAATTTTTCTCTATCTGTTCTAGCTGTTATTAACCATGCTTTCATCAATTACCTCCCTTCTCCATCTTAATTCGTTTAGCTCTAACTATATCTAGATCAGCTTGCTTATCTAAATGCGGTGTTGTGTGTAGCATGTACATAGTTGAGAATCCAAACCCAGCTCCAATGCAAGCAATCACGAACATAAACGAACCTAGTACAATTATAAGTGCGGCTATTACAGATACCCACCTGGGTGCATCGCTATCTATCGTTATTTTCACTTACTGCCTCCTTCTCATCGCGCACCATCATCAGTTCGATTTTATGCAATAAAATTGATAAAGCCGCCATCTTACCTGACGAATGCATTAACTCTTTTGCAGTTTGGTGTTGTGTGTCCTCCTTGGTATAATTGCTTATTTGTACGGCGCATTCGCTAATTGCTTTTAATACTTCGTTTATGTAAATCATCCTCTGCCTCCTTTGCTTTTTTCGTTTGGTATATTTCCTCAATACTTTTATTAAATTGCGATAAGTTTTCTTTTCCTCCTCGGCAATATTTAGTATTTCTAAAAGCACATCCCGCTATATATTTACCGCTTTTATAATACTCAATGCATTCTTTTGGCGTTGCGGGTTCGCCAAACATTTCTTTTATTAATGATAAAATCCAATCACATATTTTGTTTGCTTCTTTTTGTGTGAACTTATTCATACACTTTAAAATATCCATTTTTTCTCCTTTTCATTATCGGCTCGAGGATTCGTTTAATTGAATCGCAAGAGTCCATCGTGGAATTATTTGCTAGTGCTTCTTAACTGGTCTATGTCTTTTTTAGAAAGTCCTAATTTATCAAGGTTGTTAACATTTACTCTGAAGTTATTTTCTCCCCACTTTTTAACCCTACAATCATATCCACAGTAAACTTGATCTCGCCTTTTTTGATTAAAGGTGTCGTTACACACAGGACATTTTTTAAAAATCTTTTTATTCTTTTTCATATTCCAAATCTCCATTCTTTATCTTTTTATCGATCTTACGACCGATACATAACCTGGCATCTTCTATGCTTTCGTAAATTATCTTGCTTTTAATCCCATTGCAAATATTACAAGCCATGACAAAATTCTCTGATAGATTATTAAACGAGTAGCAATAAGGAACTAAATGATCCCAATGAATTATAGTTCTTTTTACCTTTCCTCCTCTCCAATACCAAACCCCTATCTTTTTCTGGCAATAAATACATCTTCCATCTTGCGCTTTAATCAGTTTTTTCTTAGTTTCATTCAAAGGGCCCCTTCTGACGCTTGCCGGAGCTACAATTTGTTTGAATTTATCAGTCTTTATTTCTATCAGTCCACCACAGCAAGCGAACCTGCCGTCAATAATAAAGCTCTCGCTTTCGCATTCTTCGCAATGAGCTCTTTTTACTAACACATTTCCATATTTTCCGTAATGGGCTTTTCTTTTCATGTCGATATTTAATCACAAAACCAGACCATTGTCAATAGCTTTAAGCAACGCGTTGGTTTATTGTTGAAAACCTTAGACACGAAACAGGCCATTTCTCTCAATCTAACCCTATCCTTGGCCCAAAATAGGCTATTGTGGTTTAGATTAGTCCTCGGTATTGTAATCCTTAACGCATACTTCCTCCTGGATAAATTCTTTTAAATCTTTAAGAGCTTCTCTTGCACCAATGCACTGACTTGGTCCTGCTGGCTGGCAACCATCTATTCTCTCGGAACCGCAAGCAAATAAATCTTCTAAACTACATCCGCATTCACCTGGTATGCATAATCCGCCATACTTGTTTTTTATCAACCATTCTTTTATTATGCTTTTTATAGTTTTATCCATTGCCAATCGCCCCCTTCAACTTCGCTTGTAAAGCTGGCAATATTATGTCAGCAAATCTATCACAAGCGCCCCTAATTTCTTTTGTTATTCTAGCTTGATAGGCCATACCTAATTGCATCTTACACGAAAAATAACCAGGGTTGAGCTGTAACAGAAACTTTTTAAAAGGTTCCTCGCCATAATAACGCCAAGCATATGAAAAGTTTCCGTAATCTGTAACCGATCCAAAAAAACCATCTTCTGTTATGACTATCTGTCCAAGCCATTCCCTGTTTTTGCTGTATAGCGTGATGCTTTCTGCTTTTGTTGTTTTTTCATCCATTAGCTACTACCTCCTCGGTTATTAGAACTCTGCAACTCCATCCTCTACTCCTAAATGTGGTTTTTCCTTCGAATAATCTTTTACGGGGTTCTTAACATCGTACATAGTATCCTCTATGCGTTGTAGAATTACTTGCGATTCTTCCATGTAATATTTTTGTCTGTCATTGGGTCCGTCTTTCTGTTTGTTAATTCCATCGTGTGTTTTTAAGATTCCTGCATGAGCTTTTTGCAGGTTGTCTAATTGCAACTCGCAGTCACAAACTAACAGAACTTTTCTTTTGTATATTGGATCATCATAGTAAGAGCGTTCTTTATTGCAGTAAGCGCAATGTACACCTGACTTAGATAAGCGGTTCAACCATTTACCTAACACACTCTCGGCATTACGCTGACCTTTGGCTCTATTCATGATCTCCATTTAGTTTCCCCTCTGCAACTGTTTTGGTTTAATCACGTTGTTATCTGAATCCCATCTCTCTTTACATTTCTCTTGAAATAGATAACTACATCCGTTGCGCATATCACAGAATCCGTTTTCTCCTATCACTCCAGAGCAAGTCCTTTCTGTTGCTAGCATTCTACGGTTCTTTTCTTTTTCGTTTATCACGCTTGCCTTTTCCCTTAGTTCTGCAATAGACGGAAAGAACCTAAGCGTTCTCAAGCATTCTTTGGCTGATAAGATCAAGGTCTCGTCATCAATGTCTTTTAACTCCTCGTTGTAAATCTCAAAAAACTCTTCACTCATCTCTTTATCCTGTAAGACTTTTGACACCTTCTCCAGTATTTTGCTCAATATTTCTAAGTTTGCCATTACGGTTTTCCTCCTGTGCTCGTTTAATCATTTTTGCTGCCACTTCCATGTTCCTGTCATACTTTGTTTTAGGTCTCACACTACCTGCGAACATCTTCAAGCAAAGTTGATCGTACTGCTTCCTCAACTTCTGCGTAGAGAGAATGTTGTTTTGCCAGAACGGATCATCTTGGCACCAATCTATAACCAGTAAAATATCATTTATTGATTTATTGTCATTTACGTTTAATAGTTTTATGTGCTTATCCCATTCGGCGAGGTTCGGCTTTTTGTGGTTAGGATTCCTAGAGAGTATTTTTTTGTAAAGAAGCTCGGAAGCTTGGCGATGGTTTTCATCGACATGCGACTCTGTATCTGTTCTGTTCTGTTCTGTATCTGTTCTGTTCTGTAGAGAGACATTCTTAGGACATGTCTTAGGACTGTCTTTGGACATGTCCTGAGACAATGGAGTGTGGTATTTTGCCTTTTCCCTTTGTTTACGCTTGTTTTCTGCTGCGTTGTCGCTTGCGTATTGACGTTTACTCCAATTTAAAATAACAATTACGTGTTCATTAAAATCCAAGACTCGATGCTTTTTGAGCAAAACAAGCGAAGTTTTGAGCGTTGAACAACGCAATCTTAGTCTCCACGAAACATTTTCTAATCCCAAAGTGATATTTCCATCATCATTAAGTTCACTTGCGAGGCACAAAAGATAGATAAACACTCTGAAAGTTTTATCTTTAAGTTGTCTCATTTTCGGATCATCTTTTAGCTCTACATACATTCTAAACCACTGCATGTTTTATTCCTTCTCTAATACAAAATGAGATAAGTTTCCAATAGTAGTTTTGCCAAAAGATAGCTTGCATTTATCTAATATATTAGCTACTGTATCTTTGCTTAATGTTCCAGAAGTTTTGGTATTTGTTAGCTTTGAAATCCTCTTAATTGATATTCGTGGATGTTTTTCTTGCCAATCGTGAGTGCAGCATAAAGTAGAGCAATAAACTCTGTCCCTCCTCTTTATCTCGAATGGTTTACCGCAGTACAAACATTTAACTGTTTCTTTCATCTTTGCTCTTTTCTTTGAAGTATTTGAATTATTATTATAAATACTATCTCACTACAAACCATTTGTCAACCTTCTTTTCTTTTATTTTCTTCTAATCCTGCTAGTATCTCTTGTATTTTATCTGACTCTGCTGCTGCGCCGCTTTGCTCTATCTCTGACTTCAGTGAGGTTATAAACTTGGTTCTCTCTTCCTTGGTATAGAACACCCAAGAGACTGGTATCTTTACTATAGTTCCGTCAATAGTCATTGAGTGGCATGGCCCCCATTTAGCTTTACACCATAGCTTAAAAAAATCCTCTGTGCTGCCTTCAGGTGCGCTGTGGCAAGCGGTTTTATAGTACTCCGAAAGAAGCAAATGCGCTAGTTTGTTTTGCTGTGCTGTACCGTACTCAATGCATTTAGTAACTGTGCATCTAACTACACCGGAATTTTTCTTTGCTAACTTTGCTAGTTTGATGTTGTTGCAATGTGGGAAGCGTATGTAGTAGGTGCCTCTCTCGTCCTTATGCAGGTTAGCGTTGTCGTCAATCATAGTGGTAGCACCTCCTGCTCTAGTCTTCGAGCTGCTATCTCACAATACTTTTCTTCTAGCTCAATACCTATTGCTTTGCGTTGTAAGTTTTTGGCTGCTCGCAGAGTAGTGCCGGAACCCATATATAAATCAAGTATCAAATCATCTTTTCCACTATACTTTTCAATAATTATATTCATTAAAGCTAATGGCTTTTGTGTCGGGTGCATTCTTTTTTTTATGTCTTGTTTTTCCATTCCAAATATTCCTGCGAACTTAACCCTCAAAATATCTCTTTTATGCGTAGTTTTACTCCATATCATTTCAAAACAAGAACCATACATTTTATCAGCCGAATCTGTTAGTCTTTTATCCCAAACTAACCAACTGCCACCTTTAGGTAATTTGTCGGCGTAATAATCACCACCAAACCAAAATTGTTCTTTAGCGTCTATTTTATTCAATATTTTTCTAGGATCGAATTCCTTGTCATCTCCAATAACTTTATTATAGTCACAACCACCAGTTTTTCCTTTAAACATTTTGCTTTTCATTGACCCAAAATTAGTATTTAATTTCATGCCATAAGGCGGATCAGTAAGCACCAGATCAACTTTCGGCAACTCTGGTAATATTTCTAAGCAGTCACAATTATATATAGTGCAATGATTATCTTGATAGTATGGTTTTATCATTTACCCTTCCTGCATCACATAGTTAAAATATTGTTTTCCTTCAACTCTTGCGCTAACAATATTATGACCCTCTCGTCTTAGGTCAGTTATTCTTCTGCGGTAGTCGACGATATAAATCTTGCCAATGATTTTAGCAAAGGTCACGCCTTTCGAACCTGCTTCTTTTAACATCGCGAGTATTCTGCTTTTTTGATTATTTCGATTTTTCATTACGCCGCCTCCTTGGGGTCTAGTAGTTCCGGGTTGTCGTGAATGTTACCGATGACTTCAGGCAGCCCTTCTGCAAAAATAGATTTTTTTCTCCGTATAACCTTTCATATAATGGAGCGGTTGGGCCAATTTGTTTTTCTATAAACATTCCGTTTCCATAACCAACAACCATAAGCACAACACCAGTAACACTTATTATATCCCCCTCGAATATCTTCTTTTTGTTCTTATCCTTTAGCCCAGTGTATTGGCCAACGGTTTGGGGGCATACGTCCGAACAGCAAGTTATATATTTTGCGTCATCGTTTATATATGTCCATTCAATTCGGCACCCTGCTCTTGTAGAAAGATCTCCATAACACCACTCTTTATTGTCATATCGTTTTGCCCTAAACATTATTGATCTTATCATGTTCTACCTCCATTTAATTTATATATCCTATCCATATTTTAGGCTCCTTCACACGGTCAGCAAACCAAAAGAACTGACAGGTAAATGGATCTAGACCAGTGTGTTTTATTGCTTGGTGAAACTTAGTAAAGTCGGCTTTGGAAGGTTTGCGCTTGGTATGTTTTACTTGGATATAGTAGGTTGCGATTATTTTATTAACTAGGTCTGGTTTCAATGCTATTACATCACCGAGCCCAAATAGATCTGTATTACCTCTGGTATGTGGCCATGCCTCGGCATGTGTAAATCCGTTCCCTAGGAGCCACGCAATGGCCTTTCTATGCCCACGGCCCCCCTTTGCTCTACAGTTAATCATTTGTCCTCCGGCGGTTGTGGATTATCTTCTAGTTCGGCTTGTTCTTCACAGAACTCTTTATGACAAGCATCTGAGCACACTATATAATTTCCTGGAGTTTCTAAAAAAGTAATTCCACATACATAACATTGTATTTTATCGCCTGTCATTTGTCTCCCCCTTGTACATAATTACGGCATCCTTGGTCGTGGGCAATAATAACTGTCCTTACATCTGGTAGGGGATCAAAATTCTTAGCGTATTGAGTACATATCCCACAGCCCTTTAAAATGATCGAGTCCCAGTTACTATAGTTTTGCCAGTAAACACATGTTTCGCATTTCATTTTAAGCCTCCCTTTTGATTAAAAAACTGAGAATATAACCCAGTAATAAAAGACTATTGCGAATGCTGCTAAGCAAGTTAGTGCACCTATAAAAACTTGCCATTTATCTACCTTCTTAGGTGGATTCAATCGCTTGATCCTTCTAGTGTTGCTGCTACAGTAACTGCGAGGTCTGTATGAGTTCATAATATTCTCCCCTGTGATTTTCGCTCGTCCCACTTGCGTTCTTTCATGAGATCTAATATTTTTTCTATGTCATTAATATTATATTTACATACGTAATCCCTAGCACCTTTTTTAGAAGGCCCATATTTAGCTGGTGAAATGCTAAAACTTTGAATTGCGCTTACTACAGTACCCCTAGTAATAACCTTTTTCTTTAGCTTCCATTTTCTGTTTATATATTCTACTGCTTTTACGAAAGTAAGTGTCTGCATACCGTCTCCTAAAGTTTATTTAGTAACAACACATCCAGTCTTCTTGATCTTCAGGTTCGTTCTTCTTGCGGTCTTGCTCCTTTTTTATTTCCTCTAGATACACTTTAGCAAGCCTTTTACCTAACATCTTCTGTTTGTAATCTTCAGGTAGTGGCTCTGCGTCTAGCATTATGTCCGTACTATCGAATTCAATCATTGTTTCTCCTCCACAAGTTGGATTGTTTGGATTAATAAATCTATTAGCGTGTCATTGTATCCATTCAGTGATGTCATAACCCCTTCGTTAATCTCAGTTATTATTACCAACGGAACCTCGTTCTCTGCGCAAAAGTTGTTCAACTCAGTTGATTTAGTTTCTATAGTTTTCCTAACTACTTTCTTATCTAAAATGAATAATTCATCCATATAATTCCCCCTTAGATACTAATATTTGGATTTCCAATTAGCATAATATAACTCTTTTAATTCCTGGTCATACTCTAGCCAGGCAATAAAATCATCAACCACTGGCTCAATGTTATTGTCTGTGTATCGCTCTATACTCAATCCTTTGCATACAGTATCTTTTTCTCCGTGATATACTTCCACTACCACATAATCACAGTATGTTAGCCCAGTGCAGTACAAATATAGTTTGTGTTGCGCACTAGATTTAAATTTACCCACGTTATAATTAGATGTGGTTTTTATATCTATGATTATATTCCCCTTCACCACGTCCATCCGGCCATATAACAAGTAATCCTTATACTTCTTTTTACAAGGTAATTGCCAGGTACCTCCATCAACTATTCCGGCTACCTGTTTAGTATGCCTAACATAACTTTCCTCCTCTTCTTCAAGTGGTCTGGAATTGCAAATCGCTTCAACGTCTTCCTCAAATTTCTTACCAAATAAAATAGGTCTATTTGGCTCACCGTATATCCTTTTCAATGTCAAAATGAATTTGTCTCTCTCCTCAGACTTTTCCGAGGCGAGATACCATAACCAACTATTTAATAAACTTGGAGTGATAAGATACATATTTAAACTCCTTTGAATTCTTTGGTCTTAAAATCATAGGTTAATCCAATTGATTTTATTTTTTGATTAAGCAAGTGTTTGCATTCTGCCAAGCTATGATACACATGCTCTAACTTATAGATATTTTCTAGGCATAGCGTAGCTGTATCTGCATCGATTACTGCTTCAATGTCAGCCTTAGCAATGTTTTTTATAGCTAAGTATTTTTCGTTTAGTTTGCCATGCTCTTTATTAGAAGCGTTTGCACGAGCGAATAAATTTGTCAGGTAATCATTTGGAGCACCTGTCAATACATTAGGTAGCCTTTCAAAATCCGAGATACCTAAACTATTTTTAGTGTAGTACCTCTCATTTGGTGAGAAGTTAATCATAGGATTAGTACCTTGAACTTCTGCAAAACCAACTAAGTCCATATCCTTGAAGATTTCTTTTTTAGCTCGACCTCCAGCATCAATACGATAGACCTTAGTTTCTCCATCTGTTTCTTCTGTTGCGTGTGCTACATATACTAAATGCTTCTTTAAAGAACTCATTAAATTATGGAACTTATTAAACTCTCCTGCTAACCATCCCCAGCCTTTTTGTGTGAGCGATCCATCAGATTGAACTAATTTGGGATTAATTGTTTTTGCATGTGCAGTCATTAATTCCAACAGCCTACCCAATGTATCAACTACAATAGTTTTATAGTTCCCTAAATCACCCATTAAATCTTCTAGCAATTCTGGGTGAGTTTCAGGCTGCAAATATCCTTGAGGTCTGCTAGGTGGGTGAATCCGCTTAATACCCCTGTCCACGTCAATTAATAACGGAGATGGAGCACTGCAGGCAAGAGTGCTTTTTGCTGCTCCTGGTTTACCATATATTAACACCTTGTATATTTCATCGTGATTTACATCTGCAGAATTCTTAATCATTTGTCATCTCCTTTAAAAGTGAGTATTATGAGTGAGCAATGCAGAAGCATATGCCCCTCTAACGATTGCTTCTTCTTCTATCTTTCCATCTACTAGTATTTTACTGCTAATTAATACCTCGTCATCCCCTGAAAAGACAGACAGAGATACATACGTATTGACCTTAACTTCTATTTCTATAGCCCAAGGAAAAGCAATCTCTGTTTGAATAATATTATCGCTACTATCAATATATGTAGCATATCCAGTAGTTGCGTTCTGGGCAGTAGCCTCATACTTTATCTTAAACATAGTCGGCTCAAACGGATTCTCTCCACAACCAAACAAGAACAATCCCAGTAGTACTGCCAACCATAGCTTTTTCATTTACTCTACCCCCTCGTTTTTTAATGAGAATGCTACATCGCATTTTTCGCCGTGCTTATATTGAATAGTGTACTTACAATCCATACTAACTATTTTCACTGGTGGTATATATGTTAGGCAATCCTCCTGCTTTGCTACCTGCGCTATCAATGTTTCAACTACATGCTCTTTCAATCTCTCTAACGTTTCTACGACTTTTGACATGAATTTCCCCCTAAGATGTATTATATGTCTAGTAACGACTCTAAATCTTCGCCTCCTTTTAATTTATTCCCTTTTATGTACTTGTGTAATGATAGAACAGCAAATGTAATGATATTCTTTACATAGCAATTCCCTTTAAATAATACTTTCATTTCTTCTAATGCTTCGCTTGCGTCTGGGTGAATTTCAGTAAATAACTTTACCTTGTAATCACCGTGTAGCCGATGTTTAGTCATTTCTTAACTCCTTATCTGGATTTTTAACCATAGAATAATTCCTGCAGTATTCAGAGGTTGCGTGCGGTCCGTCTATGTGTGCACACTTCCCTCTATCATAATATGCGCATATTCTTCCTCCGAAATTGCAATTCCTGAAGACAAACTTGACCTCAGGATCATTCTGTGGTATCTTTGAATTGTAATCGTTCATGTTTTCCCCCAATCGTGAGGCTCTAGTTTTAAGGAGGAACACCCTTTCCCTCTTCTGACCTGAGCCTCTTTTTTTGTGAGTGGCGGTGTAGCGTCGTTTCTCTATCTATTATTATTATAGCAAGTTTATATTAATTTGTCAATACAAAATATATATTGTTTATATTTAATTACCTATGTATAAAAACTCCCGGAAATACCCATTGCTTTTTAGATGCTAGTATGGTATACACTCACTAAAGGATGGTGATTATGTTGAGATTTAAGTACATTTCTTTGAAGCAGGAAATATTGCTATTGCACCCTATGCTAGCAAAGATAGCTTTAGAAATAGATACTATATTCCCCGGACAATTAATTACTCATATATCCCGCACGCAATCAGAGCAAGACGAAATATACAATAAAAACAAAGCCTACAAAAACAAGCCTTGGAAATCAGTACATCAGCCTAGTTATGATAATAATAATAGATTGGTATTAAGAGGTGTGGATTTAAGAATGAACGGATTAACATATCAAATAGAAGAATATATAAATAGGAATTATGTCTACGATCCTACACGAACAAATTATAAATGCGCTATAGTGCATGGAGTACCAGTACATATGCATCTGCAAGTACATCCCAATACAATTAGAGTTTAAACCTATTTAAAGAACATGTCGACAAAACAGAAAACTATCGACACATTCTATTTACAACCCCACTTTAATTGATCAAAGCTAGTATTTACTATACATCCATCATGTAGATCTTGTGGAACTAAAAACTCTGGATCTACTCCAGGAAGAGATACCTTTTTAATCTTCTTATAACACATCGAACATGTAGAAGAGCATACATAAAGATCAGCATTATTAGGAACAGTTTTGATTATATGTTTGAGGAACTCTAAATAGTCGTATGGTTTACCAACTAACCCATATGCACGCTTCTTAATTATAGAGAACTCCCTAGGGGTTAGGTCATTAGGTGAGAAAACAATCATCTGCATATCGCTGCGAAGGTTTTTGTCTAGGCTATCGATAATAACACCTTTACCCTGCGCTTCCACTATCTCATGCAGCAAACCCTTTTCACCAGAAGACTTACCGAAATACAATCCGGCATGTTCAAATGGTGAGCTAGTCGCTCCTTGTATTGCTTTGGCTAACAAGCTGTTAGAGCTGGTTAAAAAAATAGATCCTGGTTGTATCTCGCGTAAGAATTTTGCCTTATCAGTTTTCTTGTACGTTAGTCTTTTTCGCTTGAATCCTAACATGGCGAGTATTGCACCAAATAACTTTTTAAACATGGCGCCTCCTTAAAATAGTTTATCTGTAAATTTAATAACTAATTCGCTGCCAACCATAATGAGTATTAACTTCCACCAAAGTGAATCCACCCACTTCTTCATGTCCATGGCAATTTTATTAGAGCGCTCGGTACTCTCCGCGCTGTCTGTGGCCATTCTCACGCTTACCTCCATTTTCTCCCTCAGTTTAGGGAATTCATGATCGCGAATAACCTTGTTATAGGTTTCCAAACTCTCTACCTTTGAATCATATCTAGCTTTATAATCGTTGAATTTCACGCACAGGATTCTCCCGTATTCACAACCATCTGATCCCGACATTATACTTCCCTTAAGGTGAATTTGCTGTCTAACTTTTCTAGATTGTGCTGTGTCTTAATCACCTTGAATTCTTGATTGTTAATACTAATTTGCCGGGCCGAATAAGGGTCCCCTTTCTGCGATACAACAATGTTATCTATAGTCCAGCCACCTAGATATCCGTTCATGGCGATCGATCCGGCAGTAAACAAATAAGCAGTGTTGGTATGAGTACCAATAAAAACTCCATCAATCCATAGAGATACTTCAATTCCCTCTAGTCCTATTTTTACAGAAGAGACCGTGTTGGGGGCAAATGCATCCCAATTTTTTATTACTCCAGCACCAGTTGGGATTGTTGCTGATGATCTTAGTAATCTCAATTCTGAACCCGGAATATGTTGGATATAATACTGCCTTGTGCCATCATGCCTGAATCCAAATAACCATCTACCGCCAGGATGAGATATAACATCAAAATCAATTATATAATCTGTCCATGATCCCGCTGATCCAGCAACATCATATACAAATGTGCCTGGCCAATTTCCAGAAATAATCCGCATTTGTCCATGGTTAGAACTAGCCCCTGCTGTCGCATTAAATCTTCCAACCTCAGTTGAATATGGGTACCATGTCCATCCATGGGCAGTCATGCTATCCCCGTCAGCTAACGCATCAAAATTTTCGGAATATAATGATATAGAAGGCGTGGTAGAAAATATAATAGGAGTGTTATAGGTTAATCTAACTGTATCAGCCACATTTATATATGGATACAGTTTAGTAGTAATGTTAACTTCTTTTTTCGGTTCATCTAAATTATCTTGCCAATAGTTAGCGATAACCTGAGCCAGAGAATCATTAATGATATTATTATTAGAAATATCCAATCTTCTTACACCATATATATCCGCACTGCTTCCCGCTCCTACGACAGGGCTAGAAAAAGCAGTGACGCTATTATTCAGATACTGAATATTTATATCATTGTATACTTTCTTTATCTCATCCTTGATTTGGAAGCTAACAATATCATCTTGATTTATTAGTAATTTTTCTTTATACGCATAGGAATCTTCCTCATCTCTAGTAGAATAATCAACTCTAGCATAATTATAAACTTTGAGATTATCCATAGCGATTTTATTAGTAGCTCCCCCGGATATATATGACCTGGCTACTTGAAGATGATCCACATTCCCGCCAGTAATAAGTATTTTGCCACTGACGCCTTCGCCTATTTTAGCATAACTATTACGCATACTCTCCCATAGCGTTCCTGCTGTCTCTGATCCTACAATGCTAATAGAACCACCATCTGCTGCGTGATAAATTCTGAATATATCTCTGCTTCCCTCTATCCCATCGCTGTCATGCACAAAGGAAAAGAAATGGACGCTATTTGCACTAAAATCTAATGTAGTGGTATTCGCAACAGCATTTATATAAGTATTATCCAGTGAATTATATTTACTGATCCCTAGGGTCATTACGCCAGCGGTATTTGGTCCCCAAGTCCCCCAACCTATTTTTAATTTATCGTTTCCTGTCGTATATAGATTCCCCATTTGTGACTCAAAAGCATATACTTTATCAGGAGCAATACCTCCATCGGTAGTATCAAAAAACGGCTTAGTCCAAAACTCTACGGTGAATTTATTATAATTTATTCCGCTACTGTTGCTCATGGCAATAACCGCATTAGTTGCTGTTACATACATGCCCTTATTGAATTTAACATCTATATAGGCTGAATCACCTGTCGCAAACTGCTTGAACTCTCTACCACCAGACAAAGGCAGGCCAGAGGTAGCGGTATCATATAATGTAGTTAACGTTAAAGCTGTCGTTGGAGCAGAGTCAAATCTAGCATGTAAAGCTAGGTCAGTAGGAATAGAGGTAGTGAACTTTTCCGCGTAAAACTCATCTATATCAAACGGGGTTAGAACTACCTTTCCCTGTCTACTAATAAAAAACCTTCCGCCATCAGCTTCCGCTATACCTTGAAAGAAAGTCCATAGGGATTGTTCACCTAGGATATTGCTGGATAGATTAGAGTTAAAACTATTGTTTCCTGGGTTCCCTCTCCAGTTGTCATGTTCTATATACCGTTTAAATACATCATTGCCACTTCCATCCGTAGCATCTCTTACTGCAGTTAATAACGTCCACGAGCTTTGAAAACCAGTGTCTGGAATCCAATCCTTTGCTTTCTCTTCTTTGAATAAATCATCTAATGGGTTAATTGACATACGAACCAGGGGGTATTCATTACTATAATTTTCTGTGATGTACCCTATAAAAACTGTGGGGACGGAAGGAAAGGAACCGCCATCTTCATCCAAATACTCTACTTCTATTTTAACCATGGTTTTATAGATTGAATAATAGGAATAGAAAAACGAGGCTTGATCTGTTATATCATTAAAGTATCCGTCTTTGTTATCCAGGACCAGGCTAGTTCTAGCATTAGAGGTTTTGTTATTCAAAACATCACTTGCATTTTGCCCTATATTGCCTATCTTAACAATCTTGTCATTAGAGATTAATTGCCAATCAGTTTCATAGGCAGTGGGCGTGCGTCTCTTGAAAAAAAGCTTACGATTAACTTTAAGATTATTATTATTAAAGATAGTCTGTAAACTATTAAAATCCTCTGCGCTCATGCAGGAGTCTCCCTCAAACGAATTGTACCAGTGTAATAAGGGATGCTTCTTTGGTTTAATGCAGGCTGTTTAAAATCATATACTCCAGTCCAATTAGTTTCCCATACATCACCATTCCAGGAAGTAACAGTTTCAAAAGGGACGAAATTCCACGCAGTGGTAGCAGAGTATAAAGATCTCAATTCGCTTGTAACTGTAAGAGGTACATAATTTAATTTTATATCTGCACTGAATTTCTCTACTAATTCGTACGTAATCTCGCCACCATCAATCATTCGTTTAGACAATCGCTTACCATTTAGTAGAGGTTTATAATCTACAAAGTTAGGGTTATTAGGTAGCTCGTATTGCTCGTTGCAAAATATCACTTGTCCTATTTCTAACGATTGTATAATCCCGTAAATCATAGCTGTATTAGCTGTAGTAGTAGCAAACCGAACGATCAAATTATTGCCCGGAGCAGCACCCCACGGATTAGTTACCCAGACGCTAGCCGAGGTATCATAGTTAATCGGAAGAACAGTAGTGCTGTTCACCCAAATAGCAAAGTTAGTACCAGAAGAAGAATCAGGAGTGCCAGTAAAATTCTGTACTATCACAGTATTAATAACCGCTGGAGTAGACCAAGCGAATTCAAATCCAACACCTGAATTACCACCAGATCCAGTAGTCATTATAAATGTATCATGTCTATCCCTATCTATAAGCGGAGCAAAATCATACGTTACCGATGCACTAGTCCAGCCTAGATTATAATTCCAAGCCGTAAAGGCTCCCGTTGATTTCATCTGATTTACATTGAAGAATTTAAATTCCATGATATCTCCTAGTAATTTAAAAGTGTATTTCTAGCAGCAACTAATGCATTCAAATCTGCACTTGTTAATTTAGCATAAATGTAATTTTCAGGTTCGTCCTCTATAAAGGTATGAGTTAAAACGTTTACATTCGCATCCGCTTTAAACGAGATAGATCCACTCGTGAGATATTGAACGTATTGATTTAATCTGTTTTCGCTTTCAGCAGCTGGAACACCTCGACCAATAAATCTATCTATCTTTGCATACCCTTTAATTTTATAAAAGCTTCCTGCAGTTAAATCTCCTGTTGATACTATTACTTCTCCAGCCATGATTGCCTCCCTATGCTAATTGTGTCTGTAATCCAACTGTAAACGTACTAGACTCTGTACGCCTTAAATCCTCTAATGCTTCATCTATTAACATCGCTACCCGTCTAGGCATAGAATCATCCTCCGCAAAGAAATTTTCTATATTAAGATTGATTGTAGCACCACCTGCACCACCACCTAGCGCACCTTGCAATCTCGCTAGACCTGCTCCCTCTAAAGGAACAATGGCCTCCTGAGAATTATTCTCTCCTGCTCTGATTAACTGACCGTTTGCTGATGCAGGGATAATGCCCCCAAACTGTGCTGCCGGAGGTGATTGGCTAGATATCTGAGATACTGCCGCCGCTCCCGCGGCTGTAATGGCACCCGCAGCAGTAATTCCTGCGACTACACCCAAGGGACCAAGAAAAGCGAATGCAGACAGGGCTTGTTGCGCTCCTGCAATTGTTTTAACGATAGTATTAGCTATAGCGGCTGCTTTCCCTAGTTCAAACACTTTTGTGTTTTCGCTACTCATTAACGAAGTTAAAGCACTTACCGCAGCTCCGATCGCCTGGTCTGCTGCTTTTTCTTCTTCAACACGAGATTTATTAGTTGCCTTAGAGCCTGTAACTATATTAGTCCAGTGCTTTTTATATACTGACTCCTGCTGTTTTTGCTCTGTTTTAATTGTTTTAGTCTGCTTCTTCATTGCTTTGGTTGTTTCGTTAACCATCGCATTATTAATGCTAGCGATGCTTCCAAGAGTGCTTGTCTTTATTTCTTCCCAGCCTTCAACCTGCCCCGTCTTAAATTCAACAAACGATTCTTGAACAGAAGCAAGTGCCTCTTTCCATTGGCCTGTTAAAAATAAAGTTATCGATTCAGCGCCAACTTGAAATATATTTAAAAAAGAAATAAATTGATCTTTAATAAACTGCCATGAAGCGGCCCATAGATTGCTAAACTCTTCCGTTGCAAGGCCCCAATTGGTAAACATATTTAGTAAAAAAGTGGAGGTATCTGCTAGGAAATTCACTACTTTAGTAGCTACGGGCAATAATAATTTTCCTAAAGTTCCAACTAGATCTGTAAATCTAGCCTCAAGGCGTTTAACTGTATTAGCATAGTCCTCAGAAGTTCTAGCCATATCTCCTACAGCGTTCTGTGAACCCTTTACAATCAATTTATACGCTACTGTAGCCTTTGTAGCTGCATCTAATTGACCCTTACCATCAAACAGCCCATCATTCATAGCAGCCTGTTTAATAACGGTTTCATTTAATACAACACCGTATTTTTTCATCGTTTCGAAATTACCGACTAGAGCACTCTGGATATCTCCCATGACTTGCTCGGTGGGTAAATTATTGAATGAACCTAAATCAGCAGACAACTTAACTACTTCATCAGATAAACTAGCCGCCTCATCTGAAGCCACACCCATTGGAACTAATAGATCCTGCACTGATGCTAAATATCTTCTTGCTTCTTCTGTGGATAAGGCATAGCTAGTTGTTAACTCTTTTACTGATTGATTAGCTTTATCCATTTGATCTGCAAAAACGGTACCGAATTTAGCAGTGGTTTCTTCTAGATCGGATGTGACAGAAATAACTTTGCCTAAAGCTAGGCTTACACCTACAATGGCTGCTGTAACTGGAATAAAAGCTGATTTAAATTTACTTCCTAATGTGGTGCTTTGGTCACCAAACTTCTCTAGTTTTTTCCCAGTTTGACCTAATAGTTTTAGATTCTTACCTTCCGCTTCTATGATTAGTTTTGTTTTTTCGGCCATTTTGGAATTCCTTCAAGCTGTTTATTTTGCAATTCTTTTAATGTATTCTGGTTAGAGTTTTTGCGACTTCTATACTCTAACATTGCAATAAACAATACCCAGGGCATAAATAATATCTTTTCACAGGTGTAGGCAGGAAAAGTAATGCAAAATTCAGACACAAGAGCCACTATATCTGTTTCTTGTTGAGGCTTTACCTGCCACACTCGTTTTTTGAATTATCTACAATGCCCTCGTTATCTTCTGCTTTTTCTTCGCCACCATTGTCATTAAAAATAAACTCAACAAGAGCTCCAATCATTGGAAGTTTAATGGCGTTGATAAATTCTTCTTTGCTTCTCTCTTTGTTATACGGAGCTAATATCTGCCACAAGGCTTCTATAGCATCAATTATTTTATCCGGCTTATCCTGTACCTCCTGAGATATTTTGCTAGTGTGCAAAATCTCTTGTACAGATAAAGCTCCCGGCACTAGATACTCCTTACCGTCTAATTCAAAATATCTATTCTCAGGAATTAATTTATCTAAATTCAAAATCTTACTCATTGTTCCTCCTAAAAAGAAGTTTTATTTTGCTGCTAGTATGCTGCAGTTGCATTCGTAACCTTAATATTAGCTACATCAGCCCCTATTGAAGAAGCGATGCAATCAATCTCGATCTCTTGTAATAGAATACCCTGATCACTTACTTTAGGTGTTTGAGTTTTATAATAACCTTCTGGGATTTCTATTGACATTGCATAGGTAGTGCTTCCTGCTCCTGCACCAATAGTTTGCCCAGATCCCATCAACACACCAAAACCATAAGCAGTTTCAGCATGTGAACGAGCATACGCAGTTGTAGTATCAAAACGCTGAGTAAACTTGAAAGTGGTTTCCCGTCTTCCATATTTAATCATATCCACAGTAATTGTACCCAATGCGCGAGCGTTATCTTCTGCAAGTAAATTATTGTTTTCTGTATATTCGAAACTCTGAATATATTCAGTTGCACCAGAAGCTAATACTGAAGTCATAGATGCTGATTCACCCGTCTTGAAATTAACTCCATCCCAAAGCATAGGCGTAACTGCTGGTAATATAACTGTCACAGTATCCGTAGAAGTAGATCCTGTACGGCCAATAAACTCCGCCGAGAACAGGCAGGGACCATTAAGCTCCCCTTTTACGCTCCAGGAATTTACTCTGCAACCCATGAAATCAAAAATAGTAGTATCGCCTACACGCTTCTGGATAGTTAAAGAACTTTCGGGAGTCTCTAGCTCTCCCTCTGCAAAACTATGGATGTAACCAAGGGAAGCATCACCGCTAGCGGTTGCCGTTCCAGCTCTAGCCACTTTAATAATCTTAGCTATTGCATCAGAAGCGACATTTAAGTACGCCTCTACTCCGCCAGCTACTACTTCATCCCCGAGAATACGCCTAGTTCTATTTCTAGATGTATTTATCTCATCTAATATAATGCTCTCTCTAGTACGGTCTAATCCTTCTGTTTGGAACTCCATGAAGGAAGAAGCTGTCTTCTTGGTACTCCATGTGCTTTCTTCTCCAACACCAAACCAACTTTTATAACCTAGTTGTCCGCCATCACCGACTGCCATTTGGAACCTCCTTTTCTATCTCTGCTTGTTTAAGCCTAAAAATAGGCTTGCCTCCCTTTTTGGGGTTACCATTTGTCATTTTAAGTAAGAACCTTTTCTCAGCATCGCTTACGGTTATTTCGTCTCCTGGCTTATTTATATCCTTGTTCCCTGCTCTATAATGATGCAATTCCATCACGCGCATAGGCATAGTGTGCTGATATATCAACGTATGCTTATTGCCTACACCCATGATATTTCTTCTTTCTTATCGCAATAATCTATTTGAATATTAACAACTTCCTTGCTATTTAAGATCTCTTTAAGCATAGCCTCGCTAGCATTCCGAGAATTAAATATTAAGCGTTTAGCCCTCGCTACTTTTTTCTTTGTTAGTATCTCTGCCGTAATAGGCTTTTTAACAAACTTAGACACTCGCTTATTTAAATCATGGTTAGGTATCTGCAAGAATCCTCTATCCGAACAATTGAAAAGACGTATCCCGTTTGCTCTTAAAGGACCATCATAATAGTCTTGCAACCATCTGCAGGAGAACAGTAAGTTAGGCGATGTATAAGCAATGTTCCCTGATATATCAAATCCAGAATGACCTTTCATCCAATAGCGTTTCTCGCTATCGTTAAAAGCATAGTAGTTCTGTTCTGGCTCCCATCCAAAATCATATCCAACTAAAAGATATTCTGAATAACCTAGCATCTGTGTAGAAAATACTACGGAAGTATTCCCCACATTAGAAGACGCTGGGAGAATATCGCTACACCCAGAGATTTCCATAAATATCTTTTCGCTTTGTATAGTGTCCTTATTTACATAAAAATAAACTGGCCCTTGCCAATTAGTTGCCCATTCTGGATTAGCACAAATGCTCGAGACTAAAGTAACATCCTGAGTTTTGTGTATTACTGGCTGTATCCATTCAGCATACTTAATATTAGCGTCTGCTAATATAACCCACTTAACTTTAATATCATGCTCTACTAAAATTTTGAACGCCTTATCACAGCATGCAATATCTACATCATCTCTATCATTATACTTTTTAAGTAGCTCTATTTTATCTTCTAAACTTTTTCCCATTCCTACAACTACTACGCATTTACCAAATCCTTCTAGATACAAGTCTTTTAATGAATTACCATTTTTCTTGTAAATATCACCATTGAGTTTAGCGTGATTCTTCCATTTCTCGCCAGATTGAGCGAACGCCGTTAATGATTGCTTTCTTACATCCTGTTCGTTTAGTTGTTGCATAAATATGCAACCTCCTTTTTATTTTTATTAGTCTATCTCATACCATGATATTTGTGGATAGGCCCAGTTCACGCTGGGAGTATCATTATGTATTCTAAACAAATAAACTGTATCTTTTTTGACAATTAATTCTGCTAATGCAGCAATTTCACCGCCCGCCTGTTTACCCGAACCTGTTTTGCCAAAGACTATCTGTGTTCCCGTAGTGACGATTGTAGGGGCATCATAGGCTAGTACGGTGGTGCTGTTAGAGCTATTTCTGTTCCTGTTAAATAGATTATTGACTGGTGTACCTGGAGCGGATGCCGTCACACTTTCGAAAACTGCTATTGTCGTTTCGGCTTCTGTGGCAACAGCAAAGCGAACATGCACCTCTGGTCCAGCGGAGGTTACTACTAATAGATCGGAATCAGAACTTGCGGTAAGATCTCTTGCCGCCGAGAGAAACCAGGTCTTGCCTTCGTGTATTCTAGCGTGTACCATATCTATAGCTTTAAGGCTATCTTCATTCTGTTTAACGCTTCTCCGGGAATTAGTGCTCTGATCGTACGCTCTTATATTTTCTGCCATAATTCCCTCCTTTACGGCGTGATTAGTTTAAAGCAATTTACTTCTATTTTGGAGTTCTTAACATATGTGTTATCCTCAATCTCATCATTGAAGATTGCATTTAGGCTATTCACCATTAGCCCAGTTATTGAAAGATCGTTTTTAACTCTAAACAGATCATTGATATTCTCATTTAGTAATAGGTTCTCATCGTCTGCTACCTGTGCACCGCGGGGACTACCCGATTGACCCACTTGGGTTATAGGGAATATTTCAAAGGTGATATCTAAATCTCTATGCGCTGATTGTCCCATGGTATTCCTTTCTTCTAGATACGACCCTACTTGAACATAAATCACAGGGTATCCTGTATTCAGTTGGCCATATTGAGGCTTGCCAGGGAGTACCTTCTTAACCCTTAATTTCAAACCGCTAGAAATATCATAAGCGCTGGTAATGGTGTTATTCTTAGCTAGCAGATTTACAACGCTATCTCTTAATCCAAGTAAATCAAGCGACATTATTTTCCCCTTACTATGAATCTGGCGTACTTATTAACTAAGTTTTTTAAAAAGTGTTTTGACAACCACATAAATTCCCTCTTGGGAATGTTCTTAGTTCCTTCATTATGGAATGGAGCATATCTAACAGTAGTAAACAAAATTACTTTTCTAGTAAATGCCTTCCATCTAATCGAGTTACGCAATCTACCTGTATCCTGCAATACTTTTGTTCCGCCTCTTTTACGAGGAAATTTTAATTTGTCCCAGTTCTTGCGTGGTCCAGTCTCATCTCTAAAATGCTGTATTATTTCTTTAAATCCTTTTGCTCCAGCTATATCCCAAAAGCTTCCGCCTCTAGCGGCTCTTTTTTGCATAGCCCTGAGATTTTTAGCGACTGTATCAATTCCCTGTACTTTTAGTTTAAGTCCGGCCATTTCGGATATTGTCCAATAGTGTAGAATTAGGCTCCCAGGCAGTCGCGCTATCCACATCAAAGATGCTCTGGTAACTTCCATGCGCACTTCTAACTTTAACAGCATCAGACTTAAACTCTAATAAGGTGCCGTTGGTTAATGTTAGCCTTAAATCTCCTTTGGCAATAGCTTTCAGATTAGCGAATACATTATCTTCTGTATCATTCGTTTGATCCACGAACTCATTACGATTCATATTATCAGCAGAGTATTGATATTTATACGTGTAGTAAGTAGACAATGCTAAGGACTCTTCTAATATAATTGGGGGTACCGTAGTAAACGGAAGCGAATACTTCTGAGCGATATAACCATTAACGATTCCCTCAGCTCTGCCAATCGCTTTAGTTATTAATACTGAGCTGTTACTATATTCAGCCGATGTTGAAACCTGGCCGAGATATTGTGGCATAAGAGATCTTACATCCGCTTCCGCTACATACGTTCCCATAATAAACTCCTTATATTTTGATCCCAGTCATTTCTTGCAATAGTATAGAATTGATATTCTTGCTTGCACCAACACCCAACCAAGACCCTTTTACTTTCTTAAACTGCGCAAAAAGTCTGCGGGTAACTTTTTCTGCTGTCTTCCGCTCCTTATGATCTTTGTGCACAAATTTAGTCGTCTTATAGATCTTAATTATTTCTTTACCATTTTGTCTAATGTTGTATTGGCTAAATTCTACCTTCCCTAATCGTATCCAAGTTTGCTTAGCTTCCTTAATCTCCTTGGGTGACATTGGAACAAAACCGATTCCGTTTTCGTTTCTTGTTACTCTTCCTTTTGCTCTAGGCATAATAATGTGCCCTCCATTAATTTATTTATGTGAGGAGAGTATATACCCCCCTCACAAGAGTTTACCTATTTTATAGAGATACTGATTTGATCAAATATCCAGCGCCGGTAGCAACCGCTTTATGATCATACATTTCGCTAACTTGTAACCAATCTCCTGAGCGATCTTCATCACGCCATTTAGTAGCAGTTCGAGATCTCTTCTCAAACCGATAAACAGCAGATGGAGTTCTTAGTCCTGGATTAGGAGCAACATAACCAACAAAACAATTCGCACCCCAGATATAATCTGTGGATTCTGAAAGACCTTCTTTGTTAGTGTCATAAATAGCCTTACCTACCAGAACCTTGTCGATATCTGTCAATGCTCCGATAATGTCAGCTGTAACAATAGCTCTTTCAACATATTTGATCCGCTCTGTTACATTTGTGTTTTCACGGAATGCATCATATGCTTCTGTTCCTAGAACCATTAGATTAGCTTCTTGTACAGAAGCTTTACGAATAACTGAAGTAGCAGAAATGATATCAGCTACAGGGTTAACCGTTGAAGTCTTCCAAGTCTGAGTAGCAGTCGCTGTATAAGTAGTACTATTACTAAAAGAAGTAGTAGTAAAAAGAATAGCAGCAGCTTCTTGCTCTTTGCGAAGCATCAAGCCATCGGTCAAAGTTTCAACCCTTGATCCTTCAGCGTCAATTGGAATGTCATAATTTGCCTTATCTCTATCGGTTAAGATGTCTTTTAAGGCATGCTCCTGCAATGCATAGGTAGAGGTGGATACTCCCCAGGTAATCTGATTAGCAGGAGTTCCATTCGCCCGTAACGTCTCAGGAATCTGGAAGGATGAATTATGTACATAGTACAAATCAGTATCCTTCTTTACGTTTACTTTCGGGAATGCTTCATCACCGATATACTTAGTATTGCGATATTTAACCGATATATTGGTTAATGGTTTATTTGTGTGTAGCGTGCTATTAGGCATTTTTAGTTCCTCCTCTCTTTATTGTGTTGCAACGCCAACCTGGCCACCGATCAATACAGTGATGTACTGTCCAGTTGCAGTTGCCGCAGTTAATGCTCGACCTAGTATTCCTCTTGTTACTGAAGCAGCTCCAGCAGATGCATCTACTGCAACATACGCAATAACCGCACCAGCAGTGGTTGCACCAGCAGTAACATTAGCTACAGTTACAAAAGCTCCAGCTGCAATTGCATTTCCAGCGATAGCTTTACTTAATCCAGAAATACGTAAGTTCCCAGTTAGGGAGCTAGAAGTATTAACCGTCTGCATAATCCCGATTGGGAAATATGATTCGGTACTAGTTGCAGATCCAGAAATAACTTTTACAGTTAAATCAGATGCTGACGTAGGGTCCATAACCACAGCTTTATACTGTGAGGTAGTAGTTTTAAGATTAGCATTCAAATATGCATTGATGCCATACTCGGTGCCATTTCCAACGATTGCTTGAGTTGCCATGTTAAATTTCCTCCTTTTGTACTATCCGCAAAGCGTCCATATACTCGAGCTCGGGATCTTTTTTCATTAATTCATTAGCCTTTTGATCTAGCTTGTTACCCGTGGAATATTTACGGCCACTTTCAACATCCTGGATTTTTTCTTTTTCATCGCTTTTAATCCGTTCATCAGATTTATCTACCGCAGTGTACTCCTTCTGATCAATGATTTTAGGCGATTTTTCGATAATGCTTTCAACTACCTCTAGGTTGCTAGAAAATTTGATTTCTTTTTCTTCGCTACCTTCAGTATATTTGTGTATCTGCGATTCTTCTTTCTGAGCTAATGCTAATGCCGCAAACTGTTCCCGAGCAGCAGGTACAATCTTACCTTCAGCAATAGCCTTATCAACTACAGAATAAACTTTTACTTTTAAGCTTTCCAGCTTTTGTGCTTGCGCTTCATTTTTAAGAGCTTCGTTTTCTGCCTGCAAATTAGAGAAATTAGCAAGTTTTTGTTCTAACTCTTGATTTTTAACTTCTAGTTCTTTAATCTCCATTTCGTTTTCTCCTTTCTCATTTAATACATGATAAGCATGTACTTCCCCGCCAGTAAGCTCTAGGTCATTAGAGAACATAGCGACTATGTCATCTATACTAGAGATTGCTGGCATATCCGCGCCCAAAAGAGCGACCGCACCTAGTAACCGTTTATGACTATTACCCTCATGCTTGAAATTCCAAAGAATCTCAGATGAGAAACGTCCATAAGCGCCATTTTCGATTAGTTCTTTTATTTTACGAGGGATGCCCTCAAATTTCGCGATAATCTTTTCACCTTTATGCTTGAGCTCCGTAACCCAGCCAAGAGCAGGAAGTCCATCTCTTTGAACAAGTTTTTGATTAGAATCATGTCCTAGTTTTAATGGTATTTTAATTCTGTTTTTGAATACATTAAAGTTTTTAACAATGTTGTCTAAATCGTCTCCAGTATATTTATCCCCGTTCCAGGTACCAGTGGCAAAGATCTCTACTTCTTTCTCAAACGTCTCTGCTTTATATTCTTGTTTGACTTCTTCCTCAACATCAATAGGCATGTTTGCCTCCTTATTTTTTCTTAGGTTTTTCTTTTATCAACTTAAGAAAACCACCCTTATCTCGCTCAGTATTAACTACATTAGTCTGCGGTAAATCCCGCAACGTCTCTCCTGTATCAGCTAACTCATCTACAAATATAGGAACTAACAGAGATCTACATTGAAAATGAATAGGCGGATTATAATAATCTATCTCGTCAGGGCGCAAAACTCTGCCATCTAACGATGCGCAAATTTCAGAGGTTCTGCCATCTAAAATAGCGCTGAATTGATACCCTGATATAGATTCCTTGGCTTTAGTGAACTCTGAGGCCCGTGCCTGATTATATCCTTTTAACGTATTAGTTCTTACGATGGTTTCTAATCTCGCTCCGGTTATAGATTTATCATATTGCCATTTAGCAAACTCTTTCTCTAACATTGATTTAGTTTCCTCTACTCCTGCGCCAGATCTGATACCATCCATCAGAACGCCTTTAGAAGTCTCTAGTATGGCCGCGCTTTCACGATCGGTTAGGAAAGGGGTATACTGCTTAACCCACAAAGCCACATCCTCGTCTGTTAAGGAGGGCCCTGTATCAAAGATAGCAAAGTTAGCCGACTTAGGAATCGACTCCTTGCCACCTTTCCAAGAATCCTTAAGCATATTATCAATACTTTTCCTTAATTGCGGCCGGCCCTTGATCTTCAGTTCGTTAACTGCATCAAATCTCTTATTCTCAATAATTTTTCTCTTCTCGATATCATTCCATAGATTATTAATGATAACTTTAAAGTCCTCACCTAAGATGGGAGTATATTTAGCATCTAGTTCCTTTGTATCCGTGTCTATCTTTGCAAAGTTAACTTTCTTTTCAAATCTAGTCAATGGTCTATCGAGCGACTCTATTTCATACTCTTTAATAGTATTGTTTTTCTTTTCTACTACTTCTTCTTTGATCTCTTTCTCAGTAACAACTACTTTATCCTCTGGCACCTCTTCGACTTCTGTTTCTCTAGCAGGAGTTTTGGGAGTAGTGACAGGTGTAGTTGGAGGTGGCGTGGTAGGCTGCGTTGGGGCTTCGGGAGTTACAGTAATTTCAGGAGTAGGGTTCTTAGCCTCTTCCTTTTCCCTATCCTCGTCCTCTTGGATCATAGCAGCAGTAGGAGCGCCTATTACATCCAGTGCCCAAGCCTTCTGTTCAATATTAGGAGTATGTCCAGTCTTCTGTACAAATTCACTGAAGATGCCCAGTGCTGCAAACTCTTGGTCTTTAGTCATTTCTCTAAACTTAAGAACAGCTTCTGCATCATTACCAAAATTAAACTTAGTAAGAGGTCCAAAGATACGCCTATTTAGTAATGACAGCAGTTCCTTCCGCTGTTTGGCAATTGTGGACAAGAATAGGTTGAATTGTGTTTCGCCTAATCTACCTCCCATTCCCCCGCCTGTGTTCTGCGATCCTGACAGACCTAATAAATCAGGGATTAACATGGCACGAGCCATCATTAGATTATGATACGAAACAGCATCTTGATATGCAGATCCACCTTTGGAATCGCCAGCAAACTCTTGTATCTCAAATTCTTTATCCATTACAATAGAACTTTTAGCCTGGATATTCTTCAAGCCTTTCTCAAATTCATCAATGCTAGAATCGTCTGTGCTATTAGGATACTTACCCACGTAGAACTTCATTGCATCCCGCTCTAACATGATATTCCAGAACTTAATGATATTATCTTTGGACCAATAGGAACGATAGACGCTAATATTCAAATCAGATATTCCATATGGATTACCAAACTCGCCTTGGTAAGTAAACAGAAGCATTTTCTGAGGTGGGATATTCGCAACGTTTCCATTCTGCCACTGCACAATGTTTTCAATATTACCTTGATCAGTTACATGTATCTCAAACGACTGAGGAGCACGGGTTTTAAGTTTCTTCAGTATCCAACGTGGAACGCCCTCAATAACCTCTGTAGCTGCTATAATCTCAGTCAAACTAAATCCGTAATCAATAGCGCTAAGTATTTCATACAGCGCATTGTCAAAGGTTGCTCCATCATCCTGACTGTAATTCTCATTTAACGACTTAGTCCAGAAATCAACTATCTTCTCATCAGGGCTATCTATATACCATTCCGAGCCCATGATAATTGACTTCTTAAAGGCAAGCACTGCGCGTACTTGATCATCCTCCCGTATGCGGTCGAATAAATCATAGTTGCCCTGCTTCTGATATAATGTGCTAGGATTATAAGGATCTAGCTGGGATGCCTCATAAAGAGAGGAACGATAAGTGGTCATTTCCTTTTTTAGGATTGTCATTCTGGATTGATTAACTTCTTTGGATGCTTCTGCAGGCTTCTCTTTCTTTTGAAATAAGCGAGGGAAAAAACGCATTCTTAGCTCCTTTAAAGTATTCTTAATTTGCTAAAAAATGCGCCCTATTGGCGTGATTTGTGTGTATAATGAAAGACAGGTATATTCCTATCTATTCTTAATATATACATACATTAATACTGATTGTCAAGCTTTTTATTTCCATCCTGGTTGAGTTACAGTCCGATCATTACCCTCTCTCACTGAACGACTTCTAATTGCCATGGTAAGACCGTATATAGCTAATAGAAATACATCCCCTTCATCAGGACTACCCGCACCAGTCCTGCGCTTATAATCATCCTTTGACTCTATGCGCATTCTTCCCTTGCTAGTAAATGTATAGCGTCTATTAGACAACTGAGCGAACAATTCTCCATCATCATTGATACCTATCTCTTTTGATTCCAACATTTCTTGCGCTCTCTTGAATAACTCGGTTACCATATCCTCGCACGTGTCTTCATACGGAGTGGAAGGCTTCTCATTAAAGCCTAGACCTACAATTTTAGGTGCTCCTACTATGTCTTTGAAATGTTCCTTTAGTCTATCTACTACACCTGATCCTATTCCTATTACATCTACCACAATCACATGAAACTTATTCTTAACATCATTTCTAGTTAGGTTCCAGTAGTAGATGATACGGTTAACTGTATACATCAGATCCCTACCATTATAAACTTCCTTTAAGCACTCCTTTGAATGCCTTAGTCCGTAGATAACAGTATTGTCATCACCAAAGCGAGCAGGATCACAAGCTAATACATTCTTGCTAGGCATTGGGTCAATGTTCTCATTATGGCAATTCTCTAGATCTACTAGACTGATAAGACTATCTGTAGCCTGCTTGGGGAATTGAGATAGCACACGAGATTGAAATAAAGGTGATCGCTCTCCCCACTTTCTTAATCTACTGACAGCCCATTTAGGATTAGTTAGTGCAGGGAAGGGAAACCTCATCTTAGCATAAGCTTTCATCTGCTCATCTTTAGATAAACGAAACAAGGCTTTCAGCTTACTCATATCTGTAATGCCATTTACAACAAAGTTGGGATTATTGAAGATGTTTAAATTGATCCGTTTATTATGTGAGTCTTGGAACGCTCGATAGAACTCTCCGCTGGAGTCTACAGGATTACCAATAGCTAGAAGGTGCGAATTACTGGAGGTGAGTAGGGTCTGGATACCCTCCCAAACTATGGGACTGATCGCAGGCCCCTCATCTAATACAGCTAAGAAGTTCTCATGGTGAAACCCAGTCATACGCTTACTAGCATCCTCACCCTTTTCAATCTTAGGTGATAGACCAACGGCGAACCAATCCTCATCTAAAGGAAGTATTGTATCTCCAGGGTCTTTAGCTAGCTTTATCCCCATATGCTGGCATATTTCTAATGCTGGTGATTTCTTCCAGATGTTACGTATCTCAGACCATAATAAGAATTTAACTTGGTTCCAACTAGGTGCAGTGGTAACTACTTTAGAAGTGATGTACACGAATAGAAAGGTAAGAGTTACTAATGCGGCTGTATAAGTTTTACCAGCTCCATGATAAGACTTCACATACGTTTCAGGCTCATAGATAGCTGCTTCTATTATATCCTCTTGCTCTTTGTACAGCTTATTACCTTGAGGCACGAATAATGTATATGTGCACAGTAGAGGGTCTTTCCTCCACTTCTCTTGCATATCATATAAATCAATCATCTTCCTCCTCATATCCAGTCAAAGCCGCTTTGCGTCTGGCAGCGCCTTGCTTGAACATCTCGGCTAGTGATTCGCCTATGTCATGAGTGGTGTGCTGCTCTGTTTTGTCTCTCCACCCAGCTCTGTTCTTCAACCAGAAAACTGTAGCTCCAAACCAGGATTTATTATCTACATCATTAGCCACTTTAAACAGTTTGGTAGTGATTGCAATCTCTGCATCAAAGCTACCCCGTTTATACTCATCCCTTATGCGATCGGCATCGGTATTGACACCCTCTCTAGATGGAGCAACTGACTCTCTACGCATACCAATCATGTTAGTTATCTGCTTCATAGGGATACCTATTGCAGCCAAATCATACACGAGTTTAAATGGCATCTTGGCCTTACCATCAAAATAGATCATCTCATCAGACTTATCTTTCTTAATAATAAGACCAGTATCCGCACCCTTGCCACGTTTACCTACTTTTTTAGATGATTTATCTGGTAGTGATGGACCGAACTCCCATGCTTTACCACGCTTGTTTCTATACATTTAGTGTTTTTGCTCTTCTTTAGTTTCTGTCATATCGTTAGCCTCAAGAAATGCTGCTTCTGCCATTCTTAATGATTTTTCTGATAAGTCTAACGCATCAATGGCTCGCTTACTCGAGGAGTCCATAAAATGCATGTACATTTCCATAGGCGCTCTGCTTTTCCAGATATCTATGGCATGATTAAGAAGCTTGCTTTTATCACATTCATCTGTGGCCGCATCATACCGATCCTCAAGATGTTGTAGCATGCGATGCAGGTTAGTAAATTTAGTGTTTTCCATTTTTTCTAGGCCTCCCTGGTTTTCTTTTAATCTTACGTGCTGGCTTAGTTATTGTATTACCGAAATTGCTAAGGTCAGTTGCGAGAACGAAATCCGTAAATGATCCTTTTTTTATTTCTTTCTTTTTCTCTTTCTTCTGTCCTTTCTCAATTGCTCGCTTGCCTGCTTCAACTTTTAGATAAAGTTCCTTATTGTATTCTTCTTTTTCAAATATACCTAACCAAGTTTCTACAGCGCATTTTAAACCACCCAAATATAAATCAAATGATCCGCGCCTATGGATTTCTCTACATTTAGGCACATATTTAATAATGCGGTATAATACCTTTTCGAAAGTTGATTGCAGTTCGTTATTCCTTTTCCTGAGATCATTGTACGCCAGTTCCAGCCGTTCCGCATTTTCAATCAATTCCTTTTTTTCCTTTGTTAAGAACATGCTTACCATCTCCTTTGCACCACGGGCATTTTATTTTTCTTTTAATCTCTTTGAATACAAGTTCGCGCGGGTTCTTTTTAGTTCCCCACTGCAATCCATTAAATTTCCTATCTATATAATATCCCCTTCCATCACAGAGTAAGCAGGTCTTCCCCCTTATCGGCAATGCAGCCAGCCTAGATGCTCTACAACATCTACGATAGCTGCTGGGTTAATTGATAGCATTCTCTCGGCACAGTAATTAGCTTTCTGAGGGTCTTTATAATACTGCACTGCTAATTCAAACAGTACCTTCCATACTTCCATGTTCCCAGGGTCTACTTCAGAGGCTTGCAAATAGATCTGCTCTGCTTGACGTACGCTATTAGATAGTTGACGATCAGCACCATTCTTAGGCTCTCCCCATTGCTTGAATATACCAGCGAAATGGATCTTGAGCCTATGGTTATCACCGATAACACTTAGCGCTCTCTTGAACAGCTCTCTCACCTTGTTAACATCTTGATAGTAGGACTTCTGCACAGATAGAATGAGGTAAGGGTCTAGATACTTAGGATATATAGCTAGTGCAGTCTCGCATGCTTCCTCTACTGGTGGCAGTCCGTTCTCCATTGATTTATTAACGCTGCTTAACACGTCCATGGCTTTCTTCTGCGTTTGTAGTGTCTTCTCTATCTGAACTACATCACCTTTAACTATATCATCTGAAGGCTCACGCTTCTTATTCAGTGTAGCATAGCCATACACCTTATCATCACTCTTGATAGTCTCAAATCCAACCGCTTTAAACAAGTTATTAACTGATTGCTGTGAGAATACATTGTGATGATTTAAGTGGTACAATTCTTCAAACTCAATACATGGATTGCCAGATACTTCTCTTAATACATCTAAATAATCAGGTACTGCTACATACAAATGGCCATCATCCTTAAGCACTCGCTTAACTTCTATAAGAGTAGCGCGTGCATCTGTTACATGCTCAAGAGTGTGGTACATTATAACTAGATCCTGGCTCTTATCAGGTAGCTCTTTAACCTCATCGATTATATTAACCTTATAGCAAGTACGCGCATAGTTAGCTAGTGCGGATGAGTACTCTGTCCCTGTAACATTAGCTTTGGGGAATATCTCTCTTGTCATTCCAAACGCACATCCTATATCTAATACATTGACGCCTTCTTTATCGAATATGCCCAGCTCGTTAAGCATCTTACGATGGAAATGATTCTTCTTTCTACCTTTGCACGTCATCTGATATGTTACTCGTGCACGCTGACCATTATAACTTGTTTTAAGCTGCTCCTCGGTCCATCTAGGAGTATAGGTTACGAAACCACAACCCTTACATATCTTAAAGCCAATCTGTTCATTAAAGATAGTGTTGTTATCAAACCAGTATTGCTTATTTCTTAGATAGTCTAGCGAGTGCCAATCCTCAGTGTTACATATTACGCAATTGTTATTCATTTGTTCTCCTTTGATTTTTCTTTTCGCAAAGCTTCTAGATATGCAGCGCTAGCCGCTACTTGAACAGCTATTAAAATAGGTGATGGTAATTTAAATATCTTATCTAAAACTTCATAATATTGTTTAGCAATGCTTTTGTATTTTTCGCTCATGCATTCTCCTTAATATAATCGTATATTAATTGGAACTCTTCTATATTCAGTATCTGCCTTTTATCAGTCTGGCTAAGAGAGGGGTCATCCATTACCTCAAGCATGAAGTTCTTCACACCTATTGCAACCGCTGCCTTAACCATTGGGAAAATATCCTCATACTGTCCGCACGCATGGGAGGGATCAAAGCATAGTTCAATATCAGGGCGCTCCTGTATAATCCTAAGCATCCCCTGAAAGTCAGGCATCCAACGCCTATTATCAGTCCTGCAAAATGTGTTAATGCCTCTCTCAACTATAACTGGTTTGTATCCGTGCCGCTTCTCGCATATATCGTGTATACCTATTATCTCATCTACTGTCATGCCAGGATGGCGTTTGATAAGTACTTCCTCGGCATCGCTATTATCTAGATACCAGTTAGCCTGACACAGCAATTCATAATTCTGCGCAGATCTTGCCGCTATCCAAATGAAATTAGTGCATTTGTCTATCGCATCTGGATGATCTGCTAATTGGTTGCTATCTCTTATTTCAATCCCTGTTTTTAATTTATAAGTATCTTTAACATTATTAATTACATGAAATCCTTTATTCCCTATCCCCTCAACATACTTCTCAGGGGTAGTCCCGCCTCCCCATGTCTTGCACCTAAAGCGAATGTCTTTGTCTATATACGATAAGCGTTCAGCAGTCTTATAGCAGTTTTCAATCTCTTCAGGTCGATTATTCAATAGGCAAGGGCCACAATAAAGCTTCATTAGAAGTCTCCTGTTATCGCTGTTTTTATCATGAAAATCATTAATACTATTACTTGTAACATAATTACAGCAACCGACCAAAACATGACCATCTCCATTACCTCTTTGCTTATCATACGTCATACGTCCTTTTAAGTTTAGTATTGAAGTTAGTGATCAGCTTCTTTAGTTCCTTATGCTGGCTATATCCTCTAGCGTGCAGCTCTTTGAGTATCTTAGTTCGCTTTCGTTCAAGGTCAGTATATAAATACTCAGGGTGCTTCTTGCCTATCTCATCACCATGGTTCCTGAGCCACTGGCTGAGGTACTTGTACAAATTAACTAGAGCTACATCACTGAACGTAGGTAATTGTATTGTTAGTGACATTACAGATATTTGAATTAAGTTTTGCATTCGCTATTCCAGTCCTCTATTAGTTTCTGCTTGGTATCCTTAAACGTTTTAAGTAGTTTCCGTGTTCTCATCTTAGAGCATCTAGAACAATAGATATACAGCTCAGCTACATCCACTTGTTTAGCATTAGTATACTTGGTGATAAGCTTAAGTTTCGTATTACCACAGTCTTGACATGCTCTAGCTCGTTCCATTACAAATCTCCATTGCCCTCATGCATTTCTTGCTCTGCAGCACGGGATGCTTGATTTTGTTCGTCCTCTAGCTTCTTAACTTCTATTGCTGCTTCTACGCATCTTTCCATACCTGTTAAATAGCTGGTAGAAATAGCCCATCCTAAAATTACTCCCGCTCTATATCCTAGTAAATTTTGGTTCTTTATCTGACCTTCTCTTTCAACTGTATTAGTTGTCTTGATTGGCCTATCAACAAACCGTTTAACTGTAGCCATTGTATCGTTTACAGTCCACCCAGATTTTCCTATGATGTTAATTATCGGTAATGGATTGCCTTTTAGTTCTTCAATAGGATAGGTTTTCTTACAGGCTAAATATATCGCCTCGGCTACGTCCTCTACATACACATACTGCCTACTTTGTTTACCATCTCCATGAATCAAAATCGTTTCTCCACGCAAAGCCTTGTTAATTGCTACAGCATTAAATAGACTGTCTCTCATACCCGGACCATAGAACGTGCCTAACCTAAGTATGCATCCCTCAATCTTGCCTACGCAACCCAGCACCTTCTCTCCTGCTAGTTTAGACCAAGCATAAGTTTCAGTAGGAATAGGCATGTCATCCTCATCTATTCGTTCGCGAGTTGATTGATTACCGTACGCGCAGCAGGTAGAGATGTAGATGATTGGTATATCTAGGATTGAGCAGATTCTACCAATGAAATAAGTTCCCTGCACATTGATAGAAAAGTTCTTGTCTATGTTCTTCTCCGAGTCGTATAGATCCGCTACTGCTGCTGCGTGCACGACAACATCCGGCTTTTCAGAAGCACATACTGTGTAAAACTGATCTCTATCTAAAATGTCATTGCCATTAGATACATCATAGTTAATGAATTGATCGCCAGCCTTCTCTACTTGCGCCTTTATGTATTGACCAAGGAAGCCTGAACCACCTGTGCAAAGTATTTTCATACCACGGTGCGCCAATCATCGCACATGATGTCTGTTTGACTTGCCAACCATGGACACCGCGTTCCATTTTTACATGTGTTCTTGCTAGCTTTCCAATCTTCTTTCTTCATTTTACTTCTCCCTCGCCTTATCAATAGCCGCTAGCTTCCTTACCAAATCATTACCATAATCCCTGAGGCTTGCATGTTTTTCAGCCAATGATTTCATCTCTGCCGTTGCTCGCTTCAAAGCTTCTAGTAGCATCTCTTCTTCGTTCTCTTCAGTTACATGATTCTCGTAAAAATCACTAATCCTTGATGCTATTCTAGCACATGAGGAGCTATTTTCTCTGCTTCTGTTATCCTGTTTCTAGTTGCTTCTAAGTATTTTTTATTGCTCATTCTAGTTCAAACTTCCCCTCTATTTGTTTTATTGAGTTCTTCGGTATATATATATTCGCATCTATAGCATTCTTTCTTAACGCATCTAGCTTTGAATCATACCGCCGTACGTGGTACTTGAACTCTACTCTAGGGTTGATATTGTCAAAATATATAGTACATAAAGAATGTGGTTTTTTAATACTATTGATTCCACCATCTTCTTTTTTTATATAAAAATAATAAGAGTTTCTATTACCAATATAACCCGAGCCTAAGAAAAGCGATCCCTGTATTTCTTTGCCACTATTCAAATTAACTAAGGAATACGAGCTTTCTATTTCCGGACCAGTAGCGATATAACTTACACGGCTAATTACGATAAGCATTAGTATGATAGGAATTAATACCAGAAACTTTTCGACTTTACTCATTTATCAATCTCCTCCTGCTATATCACGATATATCAATCTTGAT